CACAGCCAATCGAGACCACGAAAACCGAGCTACTTTGTCAATGGGTCAGCAGTAGCCAATCACCTTGGCCGCATATGTCGGTTGAAGAGTCAGGCGATAAGGATCTTAAGCTCGTACCCGGGCCTCTTACTATTTTCGCTTTCGACGTGGCACCGTCGAGGCGCGATGGCTCGCTTGTAATGGGCCAAGTCCTCGCAGACGGCCGTATAGGCGTAGCCGTGCTCGAGATATTCCACTCGGACGTGTCTATCGATGAGCTCTTTGTAGCTAACGCGATTGCTAAGTGGGCCAAGATTTACTATCCGCGCCAAGTGGCATACGACAAATATACGACCGCCTCAATCGCCAAACGCCTCGAGGTAAACGGCATACAGATCCTCGACATATCCGGCACTAAGGGGTATCAGGCTAGTGGGGATCTCTATGAGGCTCTCAGTAATAAGCGGCTCGTGCACTCGGGCCAAGATGAGCTAGTTACCTCTATGGCTAACTGCGCAGCTAAAGAAAGCGATGCAAGCTGGCGTATCATCCGGAGGAAATCGGCCGGACCGGTCGATATTGCAATCGGACTAAGTATGGTTGTACACGTACTTACCCAACCTTTAGGTGAGGCTAAAGTATACAGTTAGACACGCGCTCTATAGCCGTATTTATGCTTGACAATATGGGAAAATGCGCTCTATGGGATTACTACAAACTCTAGGCTTTAAGTCAGCTGCTAAGCCGACTATCGAGGCTCAGTATGCCCCGGCGGTTATGGATACCACCTACGGGTATGGATCTTTTAATACTAACTCAGCTTTTGGTTATAACGGTATCGGTATCGATCGTAATTTTGCTTTACAGGTTGCCAGCGTTAGTCGCTGCAGAAACCTCATCGCCGGAGTTATCTCATCGATCGATTTGGCATTATATAAAAAATCAACGGGTGAAAAATTAGGATCTCCGGTATGGCTAGAGCAACCGGATATACGTCAGCCTCGCAGCGTTACGATTTCGGCCACCGTTGATAGTTTAATTTTCTACTCCGTCGCGTACTGGCGTGTAACGAGTTTGTACGCCGATGATGGCAGACCGTCCGGCTTTGAGTGGGTCGCTAATAATCGCGTTACATATACCACTAATCAATACGGTACAGAAATTAAAGATTATTTTGTAGATGGCAATTTAGTACCGATGGCTGGTATCGGATCACTTGTTACTTTCCAATCTTTAATACCAGGAGTACTACAGACTGCCGGCACTACTATTAAAGCCGCGTGGGATATACAAAGAGCGAGTGCGGTAAGCGCGGCTACTCCAATGGCTACTACAATCTTAAAAAATAATGGTGCGGATCTACCCGAAACACAGATCCAAGGAATTTTAGCCGGATGGAATTCGGCTAGAAAAAATCGTAGTACCGCGTATTTGACTTCTACTCTCACTGCAGAAAATATTGGCTTTAGCCCTAAAGATATGATGTATACGGAAGCCTCGCAGTATCTCGCTACTGAGATCGCTCGAGCTATGAATGTACCGGCGGCTTATTTATCCGCCGATATGAATAACTCGATGACATACCAAAATATTTTAGATGGCCGTAAAGAATTTGTAGCCTACTCACTACAGCCTTATATAAGCGCTATTGAGGACAGGCTCTCAATGAACGATATAACAAATGCCTCAAATCAGGTGCGTTTTGCGGTAGACGATACGTTTTTACGCGTTGATGCAAAAGAGCGTTTAGAGATTATCGAAAAAATGCTTAGTCTAGATTTAATTAACGTCGATCAAGCCCGAGAGATGGAATCACTCACACCGCTAGGAGATGCAAGTGCTACTAACGTTTAGTCAAGAGATCCAAGCTGCAGATACAGAGCGCCGGATCGTATCCGGACTCGTTGCACCATATGGTGAAGTCGGACATACAAGCGCAGGGCCCGTAATGTTCGAGCGCGGCTCTATTGCTATTCCCGATGCAGAAAAAATAAAATTACTAGCGCAGCATCAACAAGATAAACCGGTAGGCCGAGCTATCAGCTTTAGCGACTCTACCGCTGGCGTTTATGGTTCCTTTCGATTGAGTATGAGCAGCCGAGGACAGGATGCCTTACTCCTTGCGCAAGAAAATCTCGTAAGCGGCTTATCCGTAGGGGTGGATGTAACTGCCTCTAAGCCGATGGGAGATTACTTGCTCGTCACGGCGGCCGTCCTCAAAGAAGTGTCGCTCGTCGAGAGCGCCGCATTTTCTAGCGCCTCCGTTGATGAGATTATGGCGGCACGTGCAGAGTTAGAAGCTGCAACAAGTACAAAAGAAAAAACTACTACTATTTCTACGACTATCGTAGAGATCGAAACCGAAACAGAAACTGAAAGCGAGGAAGCTGTGACTACAGCCCCAGAAAATACATCGGAGGAGACTCCGGTAGATACAGCGGTCGAGGCTGAAAAAGTCGAAGCCGCTCGTAAGATCATCCGTCCATCCGTGCTCGACTCACAAAGAGTACGCACACCTATTACATCAATGGCTACATACACAGAGCACAAAATCAAAGCTGCACTAGGTAGCGATGAATCAAAGCTCTACGTAACTGCAGCCGATGATTTTGCTGGAAACCCTGCATTTAATCCGACACAGTACCTACAAGAATTTGTAACTAATACACGTTTTGGTACCCCGGCTATCGATGCCTGTTCTCAAGGGGTCTTGCCCTCACAGGGTATGACCATAAATGTGCCCTCACTTGTTACGGCAGCTGGCGGCGGTACAGGCGTAGCGCCAACCGTTACAGTAGAGGCAGAAAACGGCGCAGTATCGAATACAGATATGCAGAGCGCGTATCTAACGGGAACCGTACAGAAGTACTCCGGTATGGGCACCATTAGTATCGAACTCCTCGAGCGGTCAGATCCAAATTTTTATGCGGAATTGACACAGCAGTTACAGAACGCATACCTAACTACTATCGATACAGCCGTAGTAAATGCACTACTAACAGCTAGTACAGGTTCGACACCTACAACCGCTGACAGCGATGGAGTCATTGCGTTTACTTCACAAGCTGCAGCTGCTATTTACAAAAACACAGGTTACTTTGCTCAGAACTACGTAGGTAATGCCGCACAATGGCAGCTACTAATGGGCGCGACAGATACCACAAAGAGACCAATTTATAACGCTATCCAGCCAATGAACGCAGCCGGACAGGTAGGCCCACAGTCTATTCGCGGTAACGTACTAGGACTTGATCTCTACGTAGACAAGAACTTCACAGAGACCACAGTGGATGACTCATCAGCGCTAATTTTGGCACCTGAGGCTTTCACGGTTTACCGTAGCCCACAGGCTTATATGAGCGTAAACGTCGTATCTAACCTACAAGTACAGGTAGCGATCTACGGCTTTATGGCAACTATCGCAAAAATGCCTAACGGTATCGTTAGATACTTGAAGGCATAAGCAAAAAACTAATAGTCGGTAGGGCTCTTAGCCCTTTGAGCCCTACCGGCCTCTTTTAAGATAGGAGTAAAGATGCCAGCTACATACGTCACCGAGGCAGAGCTACGCGCAAACCTTGGCATAGAGAATCTTTACTCAAGCGATATAGTCGAGACGTGCTGCCAAACAGCGCAGGATCTCCTAAATCAGTTTTTATGGTTTGCCTCAGCTCCGGTAGTAGGCGTAACCCTACAAAATAATGTAATTACTGCGATGGTCGCTAACCCTATGATCTTTACTACCGGGCAGTCTGTAACCTTGAGTGGATGCGGCTCAACCTTTAACGGTACTTACACGATCACCGGTACGATCCCTTGGTCAGCTGGCACTACATCACAGCTACCATCGATCGTATGGAATAACACTTACTTTAATTGGCCTAACGGTTATAGCTTTATCCAATTTGCCAAAACCGGGGCTAATGTTAATTTTCAGCGCGTACTACCTTATGGCTCAGCTGTAGGAGCAGATACAAAGACAAACTCATACGCTACGACTCCGGCTATCCGTGAGGCAGCGATGATCCTAGCCGTCGATGTTTTCCAATCAAGGCAGGTTAGCCAAACCGGAGGGGTAACGATAGATGGGTTCAGTCCTAGTCCCTACCGTATGGGTAACTCAACAATCGGCAAAGTAAGAGCTTTATTATCCGGTTATCAAAATCCCGGAAGTATGGTGGGCTAAATGCCAGCCGCGATAACTACACTCCGAGCCTCACTCGCTACAGCTTTAGCTAATGCGAACGTGTGGAATACTTACAGCTTTCCACCTCCAACTATTACAGCTAATAGCGTAATCGTCGCTCCGGCAGATCCTTACATCACTCCGAGTAATAATACTTACTCGGCTATCTCGCCATTAGCGAACCTTAAAATTATTATGACCGTGCCGATGCTGGACAATCACGGCAACCTTAACGGTATAGAAACTTTAGCGGTAGCAGTATTTAATAAACTTACAGCATCAAATATTGTAATGAATATTGGCGGTATGTCGGCTCCCTCAGTACTTGAAGTACAGAGCGGTACCTTACTCACTGCCAGTTTTGACATATCCGTACTAACGAGCTGGAGCTAACTAATGCCATATACAGAGGATGACCTAAAGTTTTTGCGAAAGATCGGACAAATTGTAGATGAACCTACACCGATTAAAGTAGCAAAAGAAAAACCAACTACACAAACAACAGAGAGCGAGGAATAGGTCAATGGCCGTATTCTTGTCAAACGGGGTTCAGGTCGTACTAAATAGCGTAGACCTATCCGATCACGTAACGAGTGCAACAATTAACCGCGTATTTGAGGAGCTTGAAATTTCTGCGATGGGGGACACCGCGAGAAAATATACCAAGGGCCTTGAGACCTCAACCATTACGCTAGATTTTCTAAACGATAATCTAGCCTCAGGTGCCGGATCTGTACGAGCTGCACTACAAGCTGCGTGGGGTACAA